AATCATCCTACTATTATATAACGATATACTTTATTCGTGCCTGTATTTGCAGGGTGGCTAATAGTTGCTTGTCCATTTTCTTGTGAGCTAATATAAGGTTCTGTAAATAAGTTAGTCGTATATGAATTAGCACTTAAATACTGAATAGTAACAATAGCACTAGGTGTTGCAGGTCTAGTAGGTGTTGTTTGTGCTGCTAAATGTTCTACTGTAACTAATACTGAGCTTGTAGCCCATGCTAAACTTACATAGTCATCTTTAGCTAATTCTATATTAAAGTTTAATGCTGCAATAAGATGACCTTTAACGCTACCATGTTTACTGTCTATAGAAAATTTACTATTAGATCCTGCTACATCTGAACCATTCTTTTTAAACCATATATCTACATCTTGTATTTGTGAGTCATCATTAGCAAACTGAATACTAAACTGAACATTATAAAGACCAGAATAGTCTACCCTTATCTTATAACCATCTACAAGTGTTGTGCCTAAAGAATAGTCTGTAGTGTTTAATGTAATATTAGCTGTAGCAGTAATAGTGGCTATGCTTTGGTCAGTAGTGTCTTGAAATGCACCGTATGGGAAGTATGTACTAGCTGCTGTTTGTGTTTTAGGTGATAGCCCAATATATGAGTTATAACCTATACGTTCATCATAGATAGTTGTAGAAGTAGCACCTGAAGCTACTAAAGTAATATCACCTGTATTGTTTGTTTTGCCTTCTACAAGGTTGTTTACAATTTCCGCAACTTGTCTAGGCTCACCTCCCAACATAGGGAGTTTGCGGTACATATCACGTGACATTATCTAGTACCTTGTTGTTCTACATCATAGTCAAAGCTAATAGCATATAGCCAATCACCACTAGGTGTCATTCTAAACCTATGATAACGACCATAACTTCTCATTGGGCAACGACCTTCTGAACTAGCTGCAACTGGAGTAGAGTATGTAATAGCATCATCTAATTCTTTACGAGATGCTATAGACATTTCTGCTGAACCATTTTCTATTTGTGGTCTAGTAAGTGTTACAACAGAGTTATAACCTATTTCTACGTCACCTGTAGTAAATGTTGCTGTAGTATTTACTCCGGTAAATGTCACAATTTTAGTTGCTTTTACACCTGCAAATAATAGTTTTCCACCTACCCATAAACGTGAGTCTAAAGATGTTGTAATGCTATCTAAAAAACCATAAGCATCTAAGTCTTCTAATGTAAAGCCAGATGTTGTAATAGATGAAATGTAGTCTACAGTTGTATCTGCTTTTGACCATTTATCTGTTTGCCAGTTATACATAATTAATGTGCGACCAGCATTTACATTTACAAAGTTCCATACCACAATATTTTTAACAGGGTCTATTGCTGTACTGCATGAGTCAATTTGTGATAATTCACAGTTTGTAAAGAACCATTTATCTATTTTATCTGTGCCAATAGGTTTAATATTGATACCATCACATGAGTAGAAACCATCATCTGATAAGAAGTATGTAGTTTGACCATATTGTGCTACAGTTGCACCTGAAGTACATCCTAAACCACGTGAAATAGTGTCAAATTGGAAGAATAATGGTGAGCCAATATATGACATACGGACTATGCCACGCTCTAGCAAGACTAGACCAAACTCTCCACCTGTGATCCCTTGTATATTACCGCCGTCGCTGATTATCTGATAGTCACTTTGAGATGCACCACCTGGTGTCCAGTCTGTTTCGTCATTAATATCTGACCATTGTACTTTGTTAGGAGCGCCACTAATGTTAGCTGCCACTACAAAGTCACGAATAACTGTAATATATTTACATACAGGAGCTGCTGCTGCTAAGTCTGCAAAAGCTGTAGAACTATTTACAGTCCATGCTTGTATTTTGGCGTCATTGTTAGCAGCTAGTAATACGTCACCAAACTGAGCAAAACTCCATCTATAAATACTAGAGTAATTACCTGACTTAGATACGTTAGTTAAATTTAATGTGCCTGGATCAAACTTAAATAGTTTAGTAGCGCCACCTGCAAATAACTGTGTCACAGTACTAAATTTACCTGCATACACATTGTTTAAGTTTTCACTAGCTGCATTAGAATAATCCACAGCAGTAGGAAATGGTGAGTAACCAATAGGCAACGGTAAAGTATTATTTACATCTATTAATGCACCTACTGTAGATGGTTGGTCTGGTAACCATTCTGTTAAATTTATCCTATTGGTAGCCATGTATTATTACTTCCTGTTATATCTGTCCATGTGTCTGAACCTGGTGGAATATCATTCCATGACTCTGAGCCAGGGGTTACAGGTGACCATTCTTCACCTAAAATTTTGCCTTTTGCTGTAACTGTAGATGTTGCATTTATTGCACCTACACCAGCTAATATAGCGTTTGCACTAGCGTTTAATAGTGCTTCTACTGTTATTTGACCAAAGCCTTCATAAGTCATACCACCGTTAGCTGTCACAGTTGCTACGCCATTTATAGCACCACTACCTGTTCTAATACGTATAGCGTCAGCAGTAAAGCTAGAGTTAGCAAATATTGCGCCACTAGCAAATGCGTATACATAGATGCCGTCTACATATAGTTGAGCTGTGCCTGTGATAGAACCACTAGCGTATATCTCAGAATATCCGTTAGCTGTGACGTTAGCAGTACCGTTTATAGCACCACTAGCAAATGCAATAGAGTATCCATCTGCTGTGACTGACGCAGTAGCGTTTATAGCACCTGAGTTAAGTCTTATGCGATAAGCGTCTGCTGTAACGGTAGCTGTTGCATCTATTTGACCAGAGCCAAATACTACACCACTAGCAAGAGAACTAAATGCTGTTTGGGAAAAGGCTGATATGCCAAACATTAGTCAGCCTGTTCTGCGATATTTCCTTCGCTAACCCATTTTAGGTAGGCTTGGTAGTCTGTGTTAGCTGGGTCAAATGGGATAGACCATCCAGTTTGTAAATTAATTACACAGTCTAATTCACCTTGTATATTATTTTTTAATTTATACATATTAAAGTTCAGAACTCCATTCTGTATAACCTGTAGTTGATGTAGCTCTTAAAGTATATGGTCTAAATTGAGTTAATCCTGAAGCAACGGTTATATCAAAAAGTCCAATAGAATTTGATGTTAATCCATTAATAGTAGAAGATGTAATACTTGTTGCAGAATTAACACCATCTCCAATTGTTAAATTACTTGAACTAAATGCAGGTGTTGTTCTCATTGTTACTGGAAAAGCTATTGCTCCATATCCAGTTGTTGTTGAATATGCAGAGCCTTGCCCTACAATACTAGTTCCAGCGTAAGTGCCATATTTAATATAATACCTCTGACAATTAGCCAATTCAGCATTATAAAGTCTGCGTTCAAACGGTGTTGCTGTTGAGCCTATTTCTAGTTGGACACCTGTGATGTAGAAGGTAGCTCCGTTAGTGCCTACTACTGATGTTGCACCTGTAGCTGAAAAATATTGAGTAGCTGACCAAGCACCAGCAGTACCACTGTAAGTAGAGCCTGTTCCCAAGCTAAACATTACTTGCAAACTAATTCCATTTGTAGCTCCAATCCATGTTCCTGATGTGTCTCCAGCAATAGTTATTGAAATTGTTGTCCAAGTATTTGCTACTGGGACTGAATAACTAAAAGGATAATTTCTTGTTCCATTATGGTTTGTAATAGCACCACCAAATGTCCCTGTTAGAGAAGAATAAACCTGAAATGAAATAGTAATAGTTTTAGCATTGGCAGTACCGTAATTTAAATCTGAAGTATTAAATCCTTCAATCAATTGACGAACAACAAAATAGTCTGTTGCTGCAACAGCATAAGCTGATAAAGATGTACAACCTAAATAATTTGCAAATCCTACTGGTGGTGTTACAGAACCAGCATTTTGCTGAACAGAAAATTTACTACTAACGCTTGCAAGCGTAGACCATCTATCTAAAGTATATGGATTTGCTGTTGTAACAGTTACACTAGCACCAGCATTTCTCTGATCCACAACCATGGAGCCATTAATTATTCTGTTCTTTAGCACATTAGGTGACGCTGCAGCT